CGGTGGCTCCTGGCGCTGGTTTCGGTTTGGCTGATTTTTCGGCGGCCTGTTCGCGAAGCTCTCGTCTTCTGGTTTCAATGCGTGTTTCTGTTTTGGGAGCACGGGCTCTGCCACTTTCCTGGACTTTCAGGTCGCGCCTCTGGCGACGTTGTTTCATCGCTTTGTGGATGAAGTTCCGGCGTTCCAGAGCGCCCATCTCCCCCCAGGGCTTTTTAGCCATTTCCGCAGCGTTTTCAGACGTCTTTTTGCACTTTTTCCTCAAAATCCCGGCTGCGGCGGGATTTAAAGAAATTATCCAAATTTTGGGCTCCTGCGGACCCATTATTATAGGTTTTCGGGACACCCCCCACCCCCCGTGGGTTCTAGAAAACGCCTTGACGGTTGGGTACATAAAATCCATTTGGAATAAGTTAAGCATTTGATTCCTTCCATTTCTTTAAGCCGTTAGGATTTTTGTTGGACAACTTTCCCCAGTTGAGACCGTATTCAGCGTCAACAGGGATAGTCATATCTTTGCCGTGGACTTCGACTGTAATGGTGAGACATTTTAACACACGCTTGAGCAGGAGATCAAAGTTTTTCTTAGGAATACTGGCAATGATGGCATCATGTATCATGCCTTGAAGTTTTACTTCTGGTTCAAGGGTTTGCCATACATTGGTAAGACCTTGCGCCATGATGTCAGCCACTAATGATTGGGGACCAAAGGCTATAGCTTTTCTTAGGGTGTGATCTGACCATGTGCGCTCATAAAAGATACGCTTGCGCCCCAAGGGTGTAACCATCTGTTGGTTCTTTTGTAGTTGTCTAGCTATCGATTGATGCCAAGTGCGTATGCCAGGAAAGCTCCTGAAGAATTTACGTTGAAACTCTTGGACGAACTTGGTTTCCACCTTGGCAGCTATAGCTAGAGTCCTGGCAGAACCATAGTAATTTGTACCATGAGTGAGGCGCTTCGCGATATCTCTGTAAGTGAATCCTCTATAGAACTCCCGGTCCACTCCAGATTTTCCTCTATCTGGAGGCATACCGAAAACCATTGATGCAACTTGAGAATGCACATCTGATTCCTCCACTGCTTTGATGTAATTTTTATCTTTACTTAGGTAGGCAACTGCTCTTGCTTCAGCCCCAGCTAGATCACAGTACACTAGATAGTGATCAGGTTCAGCTATGAATACTTGTCTTAGGGAAGGGTCGATGTTCTGTACGTTTGCCGAGTGACGCAAGGGATGATCGGAGCTTGACCATCTACCTGTATCGGTGCCAGCTATATTGTAGGCAGCGGCCCATCTGTTTCCTTTGGCTAAATCTTTGTTAAGAGTTTGACATTGCTTTTCTAGATCGCGGATAGCCAGGATTAGTTTTACAAAGGGTCTGCCTATAGCGTAGTTCTTGGCTATCTTTTCCAGGGCTATGCGATTGCATGTGACACTTCTTACACCGGCCTTTGAATGGGTTTGAACAGGTATGCTCAGGGTACCGTAAAAGAATTTCTTAAGTTGGAGATGAGAGTTGGGGTTGATGGCACTGCCGACTATGTGTGAAGTCAAATCGTTTAGTACTCGGCGGTAAGCAAAAATCTTTTCTTCAGCGTTGCTGACTATGAGGGTACGCGCCGTGGTGTCTATTTGAATGCCCCTGCTCATCATGGTGTGGACAGGATTGAGAAGGCTCTTTTCAAATTCGTAGGTGGAGAGATTGTCTTTCAGCTTTGGTTTAAGAATCCCGAAGAGTTCATGGGTGAGCATTGTATCCATCCCACAGTAAGCGAGATGCAATTCATGTGCGTTAAGGTCATCAAAGTTGGTTACTGTTTTCATTTAATTTCTTTTTTGCGACATAAGGTTTTGGATTGCTCTTTCTTTTTGTCTTTGATGGTTACAGGTTTGGTCACCCTGTTGAGTGCTTTGGCTACAGGGTTGGACTTGGGCCTCATGCGTAGGGGTTGGGTACGGTGGGGGTTGCCTCCAAATCTTTTATCATATCTTGTAGATACCATAGGGCTTTCTGTAGGTCTTGAATTTGAAGTTGCTTATCTTGGTGTTTGATGTTGTAGCGCGAGACGTACTTGACTACGTTGCCCTGCTCATAGGACATGCCCCAGGATTTAATGTAGTCTACGGTTTCAATGCCTTTGGTATAGTGTTCAGGATTATTAACTAAATCTTTATCCTCTAAATTTTTACCAAAGTGTCGCCATCCCTGAGAGTCATTAGGAATATTGAGAGGACGTTTGATATCTGAGAAGGACATTGAGGCGTTTCCTTATGAAGTGGGTGATAGAAGTTGGTTCCTCTATAATTGTTAAGGCTCTTGTTTGGGTGCTTTTGGGGTCAAGTTCAGCCAAGTCACAAATCTCTTTGAAGTCGGTGCTGCTTACAAACCAGTTGATAGCCTCTTGTTTATCTGAATCGTAATCTTTTTTGGTAGCGTCAAGTAAGGCTTGATATACGACTGCCCTGAATAGCTTGATCTCACTCATCTTTTTTGTGACGCTCTTTCTTTTTCTTTTTGTTCATTGTTTTCCACGCGACTTCATCACAATACAAAGAACCCAAAAATCCCAGAGACTTTTGCATTTCAGGAGAAATAGAATGGTGTAGTAACATAGTATCTTCAACAGGAAGTGCCACAGGAATACCATGATCAGTAAAGTAAGAGATATCATAGATACCGTTATGAAACACTTTGCTGCAATCCCCTGTAAGAATATCAAACATAAACTCCCATATCTTTAGTTCTTCTTTGAAGGTCCATTGATGATAACCTTCTTTATTTAGATTCCATATAGGTAACACATAACTCTCTGAAGGGGAAGGAGAAAAGGATACACAAGTTATTTGTTTAGCTTTAGTTTCTACATCGATTGCTACCACACCCTTTAGTTTTGGTTTGATGTATTGAAGATCATCGATGGAGGTTACTATATTTACTTGGCGTTCTACTTTATCAAAGCCTTGGACAAATCTTTTAGCTTTACGCAAGTCCGCTTTAACTATGGGGTGCGTAGAAAAATCCTTGAGGATGTTGGGTATGTCTATGGTTGGAAGCAGGGTGTGTTGTTTGTAGCGGCATAGGGTACCTCTGTATTCGCTTAGGCGTAGATCAGTTAAGAGAGTGAAGGGTACTTTACCAAAAGTAATTATGAGATCAGGATTAATCTCATCTATCTCATCAAACAATTCAATTATTGGCGGCAGAAATTCTTCTGCTATATAACCGTCATCGAAGCGCGGAAAAGAATTCTTCATGGGGGTGAAGTGCTTACCCTTGGCGGGAAACAAACACCTAAACTGATTGCCTTCTAGACGTAGATCAGCGAGATCAAATAGGCGGCGTATCTGCTTGCTGGTATCGGGCGTTAGAAACTTTGGTGGTTCAGCTAGTAACTCTGGTTTCTCAAAAAGAAAAAGCATGGGGCATCAACACAGGGTCAACACCCCACGCCCTTTCATCTGTTAGAGGGGAACGCCATCAGCTTTTTCAAGCTTCTTGACTGTAACAAAGGGACGATCCCGGCCTTCCACTGCCTCATGAACGACATGCGCGATGGCGGTATTGCCGATGCAGTCATCCAAAAGTTCAGTGTAAGGGGTACCTACACCGGACTCAACGCTTTGGGCATTGAAGGTACTAATAAACCTTCGCCAGTTGCGCTTATCACGAGAGCGGTGTTGCAACCAGTAACGCAGAGGGAAGTTGTTCTCGGTGTCAGTCATGTCCTGATTGTCGAGAGCTTCCTCAACACGCAAGCTAACTTCATGCATGTTGTTACCAGCCTTGGAGAGTTTTTGCTCATAGTTGGTGAGCTTAACGATGTACTTCCCTTCAGGGTAGTCCCGATATACTGGGGCTTCCTCAAGAGTGTCTTGGGTCGGATCGAAAACTTCATCATGATTACTCATGGGTAGTCCTTTCTTTGGTTTAGCGTTTGATCTTTGAGAACAACTCCGCATAATCAAGCGGATGTTCAGCATCGACTGCCTTGGGTGTAGAACACTTCAAGGCCATGAATGAGTCGGATTTAGTTCTAACAATGGGAACCGACTCTCTCCCCATCCTCTTGCTATCGAGCCGCCACAGGTTGTTGAAGTAGCGTCCGATAGATTTGGATACAGCAGAGCCTATCATCTTGGGGTAACCCCGCATCAGGCCCTGATCATTCTCTATGGTTTGTATGTGTGTGTTGACGATCACATTACATTTTACTTGAGGACCAGTCAAGAATTGAATTACACGCTGTAACTCTTGACCCGCTTCAAAATATTTCATGCGGCCATCAGTCTTTTTACTGTGGGCTAGTAGACATTCACCGTAAAGACTGGCTGAGTCTATGACTATGACTTGATCTGGACCCCATTCAGTTATTGGCCCTAGGTCTTCGTCTTTAGTCTTCCAGTGTCTCAGAATATCTCTAGCTAGTTGAGGTGTCTTAGGGTCTTCTACATTAAAGGTGTAGTAGAATAGGTTATCG